TGAACCTTATGAGCCTTCTGCAGCTCATTGGGGAAGTCTTTGATGATACGTTGCCTCCAGTTCATCGCCACGCACCCACCCTTTGATGATCAAAGATCATTTTCGGAGTCGAAGACACCATCAAAATCTAACACTACTGTTTTACTATTTCTCATAAATTTCGGTACTTCGTCCCAATACATAGCTGCCATGTCAATTTCTTCCTGACTTGTAACATTAGCCTCGTCACCCCATGTCTCTATAGCACGTTTATTATAAGCTGCTGCTGCATCCCTTATATCATCATAGAAACCCAAATGAACATACTTATAATTTTCCATTATTTGAGCGTGCCATCTTCCTTTCTGACTGTTCCAAAAAACACCCTTAACTCCTGAAGTATTATTTCTTTGTTTACCAATACGAGCCTGCACTAATCTTCTGTCAGCATATTCTCTTCCAGTAACTACACCCTGTCTACGACGACTATGCTCTTTTAGAGCATTGCAGTTATAGCAAAGGAGTTGGAATCGATCCTTTGGCCATCCTTCTCTTTTTAAGAGAGCATAAAGTTTGTCACCTCCTCTACTTCCATCTCTGAAGTATTCTTTTTCTATATCTGAGTCATCATTAATGTGATCTAGACAAAGTGCGGCGGGGTTACTGTGTCCACAAAGTACACAGACCCCACCATAGTTCTCGATCATCTCTTTCCTAAGGTTATCGCGATAGCGGGCACCATAGTAAGAGTTGAGTTCCTTGCTTGACATGACATCGATCTCCAGTTTGTGGATGCGCATCATGCCACAAAATGAAAACGGTGTCAATATGTATTTTTTGTTTGTCACCATGCAATACCTACTGATAGACCTGGTCCGCTACCACGCAGGCCCATTCCGGTCTAATCCACAAATACCCGTATAATACGTCCAAACGAGTGATCAACTGATCTGTTCCTATGAAGTAGTCTGTGACCATCCGCATCGAGACCCCGTCAAACTCCTCTCTCGCCGCCTCATGTACGTTCCTCGGCATTTCCAAATCCGCCGTCGCCAGCGTAACCGCCTCCGGAGCATACGCAAAGTTCTTCGTATATTGCGTCGAGGCCGCCAGCCCCAGCGCAGGGTTCACCGCCGCAGTATTCGCCGGACTTACATCGACAGTTTGGTACTGCTGTGGCACCCCCGGAGAGAGGGCAGGTACAATAGCCGGATAGATCGGGATGCTCGTCGCACCCGTTGGCACATTCGCAGTCACTGCGAAAGTCCGAAGACGCCCATAAGACTGCTTGGTAATACGATTGACGGCATGTACACCTGCAATAGTAATAATATCACCCAGATTAAGACCAGCAGCAAGAGCATTAACAGTGAGCGATAACCCGGTCTGACCCGCACCATTCACCGTTGCACTCCCTTGTGCCAACGCTCCATTAGTATGAGTGATGACCGTCTGGTCCGCCATCCAGATGAACCCCAGAGCGTCATACATCCGCCCTGTCACATACTGCCGACTTATTTCTGGCGCGGGATTCAAGAGCCCAGACAAGCTGGAGACAACAGATGCCTCCGTATCCGGGCTATTCACAATCTTCCAGTTCGCTACTGGACTCGAGTTATTTCTAAGGGTAGCTCCTGCCCTCAAGTACGTGCTCGCGATGGGCGCAATCACGTTGGAAGAGGCATCGAGATTCGCTGTGATGTTGCATATCCCGCCTTCCCCGCCTCCAATCAGGTCAACAGCAACCTGACCAGCCAAGTTATTGACCATAGGAGCAAGAATACGGCGGCTATAATCATCCAAAGACAGAGTACGGTCAGCCAGCGAGAAGGCCACATCCACGTGCTTCTGAGTGGCAAGAACCAAGGTGGTTGACTGTTCCGCAGTATCCTGGACATTCAACGCTGGCCCTGTCGTTACCGTGAAGTCATTGGGCAACCTAATACGCAGCGAGGAGCCGATCTTCGCCCCCGTGACAGCAAAGGAGTCGTCATATTGCATCCATACCTTCAAGCCGTTTCGCTACTACGGCCCCGCCATTTCTGGCTGCCCTATATTACTATAGGGTGGAGACTATATCACTACCCACTAGGGGTATCTGGCGCTTCGACCCGCTTGGGCCTACTCCCATGACAGGATAGTCGTTGAACCTTCTCGTATCTCTACGAGCTTGGCTGCTGATAGCCCTCGTCTTGCACGGTCGGGTTTCCCAGCAATTCACCAGATTTTCACCAAGCCATTGCTGACTTGAGGGACTAGCAATTAATCCACATTTTGCAGAACCTTGCATTCGTTGAAGTTCGTTAATCTTCAACCGCCTTTCGGCTGCTGCATGTTGCCATGCAGAGTAGGTCATCTCTTCATCCACTTCCGTGGAGCCAGGCATTTCGGACCACTTGGCCCTACGATCTTGCGATCTGACCGTCACACCCTCCCAAGTCTTTCCAGACCTAGGCACGGCTCGGTATTGTCCCAGAGGGAGTTCCACCGAATTAACCTGGTTCTTCGACAGGGATTGCTCCCTGAAGGCCCAACTGTCTAGGCGTTCGAGTTTTTCCAGAGACGAACCGCCTCTCTCGTGATCATGTTGCCTCCCGTTCATTCCAGTTCGCGACGCTGGAACCGCTCCTTTCGGAGCTGCTGCATGTCGCCATGCAGAGCTGACTATTTCATAACCCCAGTGGGGTCCCCGGCGCTTCGGGTCGCTTGACCCTACGGACCTGCGTCCTAGTCGATGCACGTTCTCCTCATTCCCTTGCATCTCAGGAACAATACGAGGAGCTTCGCTCAAGATTACCTCAGAGAGGCTTCCCTTGAATTCACCGGGTTCTTCACCAATACATTGCTGCATTGGGCGACTGTCTAACCAATCGTCAGTAGTTGGTTTGGCACCCCAGTTCTCCCTATATGAAGGTTGCATTATACCGACTTTGCAACCGTCGGAGAGGTGAGCACCAACTAGGCGTTGGGAGCCATAACACCAATCATTTCGAGGATTGGGACTCAACATCCCTGTTTCCGATCCAGAGAGACGATCTTCCCAAATTCACCAAATAATTCTTCCTGTTTTTTAAGCCTCCAGGCAATGGCCTCTTCCTTTGTCCCAAAGAATTTACTATACCTCTTCCCATCCTTATTAATATAGCCGTGCCACCTTCCATTAGAATGCAAGCTTACACCGGCTTGTCCCGTAGAGCTATCAATCCTTGTCTTCGAATTAATGACATTTACCGACTTGTTTCCAAGCCGCAAATTGAAAAACCTATTATCATACTTCACCCTATTTACATGATCAATATCCTCAACAAAACTCCCCATCATATAAAGCCAAGCAAGTCTATGAGCATAATAAGTAGTTCCATCAATCCTAATAGTCATATATCCATTAGCAATGGGTGCTCCTGCAAACCACCCTACCTTCCTATTAACTCGTGCAGTCGCATCCCTCCATCTCCAGAGCCCCGTCTCTGGATCATACTCAATCTGATTCCTCAGTTCCCCCTGAGTTATCATCGTCTTGTATTCCTTCCTTGCAACTGCTCCTCGCGTCTGCGCATCCATTCAGCTGTGCTCATCTGATCACTCCCCGGATCATCAGGGCTCATGCTTGTCCGCATATTCTGTGCACTCGTACTCGCCGGATTAATTGGCCTAGGTGCCCTGCTCAATTCCGTAACCGGCTTGGCTGCCATCCTCGTCAATTCCACCGCCATCCTAACCGGATTCAAGCTCAATATCCGACTTGCTTCATCCAGATCCCCACCCAGCGCATGAATAATCTTGCTAGCCTCTCCCGTCTCAATCGCCGCATTCAAGAATCCATTATAAGCTTGCACTCCCTGTGGATCATTCGGGTCAACCAACCCAACCAGCTTCTCAACCTGCGCATCAAAGTCCGCATAAGTTCTACGCCCTATTTCGGCTATTTCGTTGCAGCGTCTATTAAACTCCTGCCCCGCCGCAAGCATCTGAGCTCTCTGCTCAATCTGCCGATCAATCTCCGCTTGGTCCGGCGGGCCTTGATACCCTGCAGGCTGTCTAAACTGTCCATTCGGCTGCCGTGCAGGATCTCCATCAGGCTGCGGCTGTTGCCCTGCTTGTGCCTTCAACCTTTCAATCTCAGCCCGCATCTCCCGCCCTCTGGCGGTTAGTTCCCCAATCCTTCTATCCCTCCAATCCGTCTTCGGCGGCTCTGGTGTCGGAGGTGGAGATGCAGGAGCCTCACCAGTCGGGGGAGCAACTGGAGTTTCAGTAGTAAGGGTTTCAACGGGAGGCGAACCCTGCCCACCAGGCTCCTGCACGCCATTGGAGCCACTTGGCTCCGAATTAGGGTCTTGATTTCCAGCCATTGCGCCGTCCTTTCAGTCCGTCGCATCCCCCACCCATCGGGAGCTGCGATGCTCACACAGTTTAATGCATATGTCAATGTGTCAAGTCGAGAATCAATGGAATGATGGGCCTGTCACCCTTTTATGTCTGAGTGCTTGATCCTGTTCCAGTATCACCATAATCTCCTCCTTCATACTCTCCGCCACATCCGGCTTTGTTAGCATAACCGTCAACGTCGCTCTTGCAAATTCAAGGCACCTTCCCCAATTCTTATCAATAAAAGCCTTCTCAAGCTCCTTAGCATTCTTACAGTTCGGATTCTGCTTCTTCCAAGCCCCATAAAACGCATCATTACTCATCATACTCTCATACAACTCCCCTGCTGCCGCCTTCGCAATCTCCATCACCTTTGCATGACACACCCTCTGTCCAGTCTGGCTTGCATTCATTCTATCCTCCTAGTACGGCTCATCCAGCAATTTCTTAAATGGATTGTAAGCTTTATCAATTCCTGGCTGCACATGAGACTTATAAATACTCTCATACTTATTCTTAAATTCAGGATCAGTCACATAATGTTTCAATGCCATATTACTCAATGTATCCGTCTTAGGATTACTCATAACCCACTCCGAAAGAGTCATATCTCCAGGATTACTAACACCAAAATGCTTCGCTAGCAGCTGTGTATGTCTATACCACTCCATCAAAGTATCATTATCTGGAACTTTTGCACCTCCTGTGAAATGATTCCACAAGTTATTAGCCTTCTCCTCCAACTCATAACTTGGAGGAGGAGCCTCAGATAGCTTTGCAGGCGGAACAGGCTCCGCGCTTTTAAGCATTCCTGAAGCAAAATTAGGACCCGGTACCTCATGATTAAAATAATTCTCCCAAGCATTCTTCTCAGAGGCAGACAGACCTGGAGGAGCTTCTGGTCCATGTCCCAATTGAAACATATTTCCATCTTCATCCTTATAGAGAGTTGGATCACCTCCAGGCCTCGGCATTGCCTTACTAACAGGCCTCCCATCCCAATGAGTTATATTAATATGCCTCCCATCAAACATAATATAGTTGGTAGGGGTAGGTCCTATCCCTAGTTGTAAATTCCCCCTTGCATGCTGCTCTCGCACCCAACGCGCTGTATTCTCATACTCATTCGCACCATACCCCGCGAAGTCCTGCCCTGTACCTCCATTTATATAATCCTGCCTCAATTCTGCTTCTCTATCCTCCATATGCGAAGCCAGACTCTCCACTGTCCCTTCCAAATTATTTCCATAGGGTGCAACATGATTCCTATAAAACTCCTGCTCATCATTAGTAACCAAATCATGAAACAAATCAGGAAGATAATCTCCACTTTCCCTTACCCCTATATGATAAAGGGTTGTTGGGGCAAAATTACTTCCACTAATATCCCTCGACCTAATTCCAGGTACCCCAATCGAATCAAAATACTCCGACGTCAACCTTTGCTTTTCAGAATGCGCTGGAGTACCTATAGAGTCAGCTTTATAACGATCGAGTCCAGCTTCATCCCTAATCTTCTTTGCCGTAGCCTTATAAAGATTACTCCCTAGAATATCACCAACAGGATCAGAATCCCACGGGCTGCCTATAAACTCAGGATGATTTGGATCAAGCAAATACCCATACTTCCCATTAGTCACCCTCTCCAGAAATTCTGGTGAATGATCCCCAAGCTTTTCCCTCCATCCCAGCAAATCTCCTTGGTCTGGTATAATCTCCCCACTCACCAACCCACCCCTTGTCTTGAAGTGGCCAGCTATTGTCCCTCTATAATCTGCTGACTCTGTTGGCCTTCCACTCAAATGAAACCCGTACCCCATCTCGAACTTCATATTAGGCGCATACGCACCCTCACCACTTCCCAAGAACCTATTCTCAAACTCGGAGAAAGGAGCATCAACCCCTGTTCCATGCCAAAATGGAATAGTCCCCAAAGTGGATGCATCAACTGCTCCGCCCCTCACCATAGCCCCAGGACCACTAATCCCAAGCCCCAATCCAGCTAAGTCCGCTGCATACCCTGGTACAGATAATTCATTCCGTGGAGCCAGTGGATCATAAGTCCCTACCGGCCTTTTATCTCCAAACCAAACATCTCCCGGGCCTTGTACCAAGCTTTGGCCCAGCTCAACCATCCCTCGAACACCTCTATAAAGAGAAGCTCCTGCCAACGCTGGTCCTACCAGCATAGGTGAAGAGACTGACCTGGCCCAGCCTGGTCCCGCCAAAGATGCATCCAGCCTATCTAGAAACCCAGGTCCCTCTGGCGACAAACTAGGCCCGCTTATAAGCGGGCTAGTAAGAGGATTGTCCCCCCACCTATAGGAGATGTCACTTGGGTCCGCCATAAGGCCCTCCATATCCCGACGGATCAAACGGATTAAACCCTTCTGGCATACCCTCCAGCGGCACTCCATTCCAAGTCTTAATCTGTACATGCTTCGGATCGAAGATCACAAAATTCCTAGTTTTATCCTTCAAGGGAACATTAGTCCCTCTAGAATGCAAATCCAAATACCTTGTCCCTGGAATCCCTGCATTCCTTAATTGCCCTGAGACAATCTGTTCTGCTTCTGGAGCGCTATACCCCAATTTAACCATCAAATTACTAACCTGACCTCTATACCAGTCCCACCCCGTCATACCCAAATCAGTTGGCCCTAACCCCGCCGCTGCTGCCCTCTGTTGCACTTGCTCCGACTGATTACGCCAGGGCATATCATGGTCTAACAACTCAAACTCATCCGGCTCTATATAAGTCCGAAGCAAACTCCCATTACCTTGTCTTGCATAATACTCTCCTGTTCCCCTCATCTGTCCATGAAAGCTTCCGTGTCCATGCCCTATTTCTGGCCAAGCATAATCAGACTGTGCCTCTCCATGCACTCCTCTTACTTGCCCCTCTTCAAACTTCCTGCTGAGGAATGGCTCCTTTGCTCCAGTCCCATGCCAAGCATAAAAATGAGGCATAAGTGTATTATCAACCGCCGCTCCTCGCATTAGTAAATTAGGCGCTGCAATCCCTGCCTCTGTCCCAAACAAATTGAGAGCATACTCCGGTATCGAAGCTAAACCTGGCCCTGGCTCCATACTCGGTGTCAATTCCCCCGTCCAAACCTTCCCTGGCACCTGCACCATATCCCAGATGCCTTGACCTATCTCCGCTGCAGTCCCTCCAAGTGCATTCCCAAATCCCCTTATCACATTGCCCGATTGCAGCTGCCCTTCCCTCGCTGCATCCAGCATCTTCTCACTCACCGACTCCATATCATCGGTGCCAGGCCAACTCCACTGAACGCCATTCGAGCTAGCCATGCGCCTTCCCTTTAGTCAGTCGCATTTCATCAACTAAAAACCCTCATTAATCCTTCCCACCGCAATCGGCGGCGTCCTCTCATACCTCACAGGCCCTGTTGGTATCTGCTTTGCTTCACTACCTGCCGTCTTAAACCTATTAACCCCAGCTCCTTCATCCGGTATATCAAACGACCTCGCCCTACTCGGATCATACCCACTCTGTACCGGCTTACTCTTCATCGCATTAATTGCCTGCGCCGCAGCCTGAAAGAGAGCTAACCTCCTAAACCTAGCCGCATCCACCGCCCCTCTTGCAATTATATCCTGCGGGCTCACCCCTTGCTGCCCTCCTCCCTGTCCCCCAGTCACATTTGTCGTAAATGTTGCTGGATCTCCAGGCCTTCCTGAGCCCCCTGTAGAGGTCGTACCACCAACTCCTCCTCCACCTCCACCACCAGCTCCGCCAGGAGCCCCTGTATATCCCTGTTCCCAATAAGCTAATGGCCCAACAAACCGTGGCTCCTGCCCACTCTGCTTATACTGATTATACGCTGCCGCAAGCCTATCATTGAACGGCAACCAAGCTTTATTCAACCCTTCATGCTCGAGCATATATGTAGCCACTTGTTCCTGGCTCTGTGGACTAAAATCTTTAATTTGAATACCATCCTTCGCCATTGCAGCCACTGCATCTCTCCAAGTAGCTGGTTGCCATTGATACATTCCCGCAGCATGACTCACCTGCCCTGTATACCTCCCTCCATAAAACTGTGATCCAATAGGTTTCCCTTCAAATACAGGAAATCCATGCTCATCTACAGGCAACCCACTAGGCAATCCACCCTTATACCCCCAAGCCGAGCTATACCCCGACGGATCAGCCTCATACTGCCGCAAGAAGCGTTTTGCTACACTCACTGGTGTACCATCTGGCATCACCTTCCCAGCATCTGGATCAACATAGGTAACAGGTGGGGTTAATGGGTTGGTTGTAGGGGAGCTTGTAGGCGCAGCTGCTCCTGGCGTTGTCAAATTAATAGGCGGACCTGGAGCAGGAGCCCCTGCCCCTTGCACTGGTGACGCAGATGTCCCATTTGGATGCCTAGCTACCCAAGCAGCCACAGTCGTGTTATACCTCTGCAATTGCTCTGGCGTCATCTGCCGACTTCCAGGGCTATAGAAGTTCGAGCTGTCTGGGTATGGGTCTGATTGGGCTGGATCTACCGAAGCCGTTGCTTGAGTTGGCGCAGTCCATCCTACAGGATTAAGCGGATTATAATCTCCCCTATAGATCGAGCCAAAGCCCCTGTCCATCATAGGCTTGGAGAGGTAAGCAGGGCCTGTATAACCAAGAGTCGGTCCAACAGGGCTAGACTCAAAAGCAAGGTCAGGGCTTACTTGCAAGTTTGGTGTATCAACATAAGGAGCATAATCTCCAGGGATCAAGTCATTCCCATTAGCCATGAGCCCTCCTTTCAGTCGGTCTCATTTCACCCTTGAGAACCAACCCTAGCCGTCCCTGGCGGCGTCCTTTCCTGCGCCAGCGGCCCTATCCTAAGATAGCGCGTCTTTCGAGTGGGATCTAAAATATACCACTCTCCATCAACCCCCTTACTCGCCCCAGGAATAGGTGGCTTCTCAGGCTCGGAGCCTTCTCCACCCTCTTCATCTCCGCTTCCACCTCCCTGCCCGCCCAGAGTATCCTCAGTCCCGCCTTGGTGCCATTCCTCTTGATTTTGCTGGATGATGGGCAGCAGGTTAGTCTCCAAGGAGTCATTAACAAGCTGGTCAATCAATTGTCGGAGGCCTTCCGGATCAGTCGGCAACATCGCTGCCAGAGCCTTAATCCTATCTGTCTCCGCACTATATACATCAATATCCCGCATTTGATCCTTACCAGCCAGCTTAATAGCATCCTTTCCATGCTGCTCCAAGGCCTTAGCCAAATTAGCTTGCAATTGCTGCACCTGCTGAGCCAATTGCTGTTCATTCTGAGAGGGGCCTTGGCCCAGCGCCTGCGGCGGCACCATCCGTCTCAACCTCATTGCCGCCTCTTGAGCATCATCGAAGTCCATATTCCGGAGCAGAATGTCACCAATGATCGCCGTCAATGCAGGAGCCTCGGTCAAGATCTGTGTCAGATCCTCTACAGCCTCTGCTCTCTTCGACTCGACATTCGGGCCAATCGACGCCGCGACTTCATATGTACCCATCGTAGGATTAAGGACTCTCCTAACAATCTCCCCCTGTCTATCCAAGCTTTGCATATATGGCTGCTGCGCTCCAGGATCAAGCTCAATCTCCATCTCGATCCCGTCGTCGGCGAGGATATGTTTGACCCGCCTAGTATCATAAACTTTCGGTATGAGGTCGATGATCTGCTGATATGTATAAACCAAGGCGTCTTCGTAATTATCAGTGAAATGATAAGTAGCACTTTCCCCTTCCCGGAGCCTCTCTTGAATAGCCGTCCCAGTCCTTTCATTTCCCATCTGCCCCTGTTGATTGCTCCATTGCCCACTAGTCATCATCATCTGTTGAAACGCCGTTTGCATCCCTGTTTCAAACGCAGGACTTGCACTCGGCGGCTCAATCTTCTGCGGAGGGGGAATGGTTGCTTCAGCGTTATCATCATCCACATGCTTCCAAACCAGCACACTGTGGTTTTCAGTGTTCGCCGTGTTCCACAATCCTTCAAGGCCCTCAATCGCCGCAGCCGCAGCCAACCACGGGCTCTTTGTTTGTAACGCTCCAAATTCGATGGAAGCACTATTATGCGTCGGAATCATACTTCTCGTGACAAGGAACAGATGATCCGGCGTATCTAGCTTAATACATCTAACTGGTACACTCTCAACAGCTCTAATATGCTTAATCCCAAATCTCTTTGTTCTTCTCCAATGAGTTGGTCTTCCTTGCATCTGAGGCTTCAACTTCCTTTGCAACCTAAAAACAGGCATATCTGGATCAACAGTGAAATGCAACCTCCACAACCCCTGTCTTGCACTATCTCTCCGTCCAAATACCTTTATCCCAAGAGATGAACAAAGCTCAATGAAATCCTTTACAAGCCCTGAATCTCCCTTCATATAAATACAAGAATTCGTAGCCTTATGAAAATGTCCGTCTGCATCCATCAACCCCTGTAACAAAGCCAATCTTTGTTCATAAGATCCTCGTAGATATTCTTCCTTTATTCTCTTTGGAGGTACATAGCGAATATCCTGTACTTTAACCTCAAGCTCTCCTGCCACAAGATTACTAATTTCATCAAAATCCTGTTTATCAACAGTTATATATCCATCCCTTCCATCTCCCAGCCACAATCCGTAAGCATATGGTTTAATAGAAAGATCATTCCGAGCAGGTAATTCAAGTGGCTTCGTCACATGTATAAAATGCTTCCCAGGTATCAACTCTGCCGTACAAACAGTCACATCTTCCCAAACAAAACCAGCAGTAACTCTTCCAGCTCTTTCTTCTACCCTCCAAATATGTCCTGCATCTGTTGTCACCTTCTGTCCATTATCAAACTCAATCTCAAAACATTCTTCATCCAGATGAATTGGTAACAGCTCTACAATAGGAGTTGTTGTACCATCAGGCCTAAAAACTAGGTCTCCCTCCTTCAATTCACCAACGGTTTTCCAGCCCCCCAATATAGGTACAGCTGTATTCAAAGATAGCTCCGCGTTGTAGTTGAACATCCTCTGAGCATCCGTCAGCGCCCTTGTATGTCCCTTCCTATCCAAAATTCCCTCAATAACTGTCTCTTCCCCTATACACCTCACAAGCGGGATATATTTCCCTGGCCATATTGTCTCATCAACAATTTCATCCCCCACAATCAGCTTCCATTCAATCTGCTGATCTACCACATTCCGAACCATAGTCCTGTCATCTTCGCGCAAGCGCGAAGCCACTTCATCAGGTATCCGGCTCTTCCTAATCGTGATCCTCTCTCCCATCGGTGTCAGGAAGCTTATAAGTTGATCCTGAACCGGGACCTTCCGGAAATATTCAGCAACGAGCCAATGATCCTTCTCAATGAAGAATGACTCCCCCGGCGCAATTCCAATTGGCATCCTAGGAGCCCCCATTTGCCACGGATAATCAGGCACCAAGGCCTCAATAAGCTCTCTCGGCATAAAGGAGAATATAAATGCATACCTTGCATCCGAGCAATCTGCCTCCTGACAATCAGGGTCCATATAAACAGACAGCGGATCAGGCACCCCCTTAATGAAAATCTCTTGGTCAAAGCTATCATTGCTCTCATAATCCGTGACAATTCGCCACCATCCAATCCCTCCTTTAACCTGGAACCCTCTAGCCGGAGTATAAGCATTCCGTTGTGCCTTACTATTGTACTCAATATGCCGTATCAATTGCTTCACAACCTCTGCACTCTCCTGTGTAGCTCCATTTCCCATCCCCAATATCTTACAGCTCTCCTTCGCCTTCCTCATATCATTAATAATCTTCAGATTGTGCTGCCTCACCACATTCAGGGTCAAACAGGGCTTATCAGATAGGTCCCTTGTCCTTCTCACTGAGTCCGGCCATTGATACCCATTAAACGCATCAGCCTCAGCAAATTTAAGATCCTCCAAGAACCGAGGCCGAAATGTACCCTCCCACTCAGAGCAGGCTCTAAACCGCTCTCTCGCTTCCTCAAGCACATCCAGACTTCCCAGGCTGCGAAGTGCCGCAACCGTTTGATCTGGTGGACCCTGCCCTTGCATTTCTCTTAACTCCTATATTTCAACACCACCATTAGCCACAGTACCAGGCGTAAGTGCCGGAGGCCAAGTAACCGAGCCCTCCGTTATAACACAGCAAGGCCCATTAAGATCATACCGAGACCCACCCATACCACTAACTAGACCAGTGAAAGTTATATCATGTAAATATACAGAGCCAGTTCCAATAATACTAACAAATAGCCCCACATTGGTAGTTGTAAGTAGATGAAACTCACAAGTTGAGCAACTTATAGAACCATCATTAAGTATTTGTATAAATGCTGAATAACTACCTTCAATACCAATAGGACCTATAATATTCATTCTCGCATTATCAATTACCTTAAATGCAACGCCAGAAGGATCATTAGCAACATTACAATTACGAAAGTCAGCAACACAAAGCTGGCGGCATTCAATTAGGGCTGGCACACCACCAGTTGTAATTCCAAAGCTAATCCCGTTAAAAGATATAACAGTATAATCAGCAATATCAATAAGAGGTAGTGATCCCCCTCCAGCAGAGAACCACTGACACAAGTCAGGATTGCTTGGATTTCCAACTATATTAACATTAAACGCACTCGTCATAGCCTGCCCAGCAAGACTAACCACCTCCTGAATTGGAGAGCTACCAGTATTTGGAAGCTGAATAATTACACCCAAAGGCTGCTGTGGATCAATAACACTCAATACCTTATCATACGCATGCTGGACTGTCTTAAAACAACCAGGCCCACTCCCCGAACTATCAAGACCATCCGAAGCATCATTCCCATTTACATTGTCAACAAAGAAGGTAACATTCCCAGGCGGTGCCCATCTAGAAGTCTGGTAAACCCAAACATTATCAATATTCAGAATAAGAATAGACTGACGAGGCCACAATATAAAATTTGGCTGCCCATTTGGATTAACTAACTTCCCCCTCACATTAGAGGTATTAGCAAATATAAAGAAAGTATTGATTGAATAATTAGAGGGCGGACCAATACTAACCTGATAGAAACTATCAACACTCATAACAATAACTTTATTTACATCAGCAGCACTAACAGTTTGAGCACTATCATAATGCACTCGTGGAATGACAAGCGGCAAATTACCAGTTAAAACACCAGTCACATGCAAGTCACCATTCACATTTACTGGTCCATCATTAGTAAAGCCTCCAATATTATGTAGCCCATTAGTAATCAACCCACCGCTAATGTCAGCACTCCCATTAACAGTCAAATTACCATTTATACCAACTGGCCCCGGAATATTGCTGAAATCAATCCCCGCCACCGTAATCCTATCCCACTGCACATTCCCAAACTGATCCGTCACTACCTGCCTATAATTCCCTATTCCCCAAATCCTAGCCCTTCCTGCCTGGTCCAACACAACCGGATTAGTATTAAACGCAGAGGCATTTGGATCAACCCAGGTATTAGAAAAATTACTTGTTCCCGGAGCATACATATAAACGAACCCGCCAGACAGCGGATCACCATTCATATCCAAGAAAGTTTGCTCACCATTATTTACATACTCAACCATCAGTCGCTCCTTTCAGTCGCGCCTGAATTCCTCATCTCATCCATCCGTCTTCGCTTTCCGTCTTCGCTTCGCTCAGCCGGATTATCTCATCCAACTTGTACCTCTATCAATACTCTGCCTTCCACCCATATCCCAATCAGCCAATTCTTCTTTCTTCTTTCCAATCGCCAGCTCCTTCAAGGAGCTTAACTTGTCAAGCACAGCTATCGCAACATTAGGCCTCTTGTCCCGCATCGCAACCCCAATGTATCTGAATGCATCTGCAGCATCAGAAGCCCAATCGTGAAGTGGTTCATTAGAATACTGTCCATCAATGACCCGATATCGATAATGTCGCAGCGCCTG